AGTGGTTTTAGTGGGTTTTCGGGCTATTCAGGAATCAGCGGATTCAGTGGTTTTAGCGGGTATTCGGGCTCAGGATTTTCGGGTTATAGCGGTGCGGGAACTTCAGGATTTTCGGGTTATTCAGGATATTCGGGAATAAGTGGTTTCAGCGGTTATTCGGGTTCAGGATTTTCGGGGTATAGCGGTGCTGGAATTTCAGGGTTTTCAGGCTATTCAGGAACGTCAGGCTTCAGTGGCTATTCAGGTTACTCAGGGATTAGCGGATTTAGCGGTTATTCGGGTGCAGGAATAAGTGGATTTAGTGGTTTTTCAGGGTACTCAGGAATAAGCGGTTTTAGCGGTTTTTCGGGCGCAGGAATTTCGGGTTTCAGTGGTTATTCGGGTTACTCAGGAATTTCGGGATTTAGTGGATTTTCAGGCTATTCGGGAATTTCAGGATTCAGCGGTTTCAGCGGGTATTCAGGTTCGGGATTTTCGGGATATAGTGGGGCGGGAATTTCAGGGTTTTCGGGTTATTCAGGGTACTCAGGAATTTCAGGATTCAGTGGGTTCAGTGGATATTCGGGCTCAGGATTTTCGGGTTATAGTGGTGCGGGAACTTCAGGGTTTTCGGGCTATTCAGGAATAAGTGGTTTTAGCGGTTTCAGCGGTTATTCGGGAATTAGTGGTTTTTCAGGGTACAGTGGTTATAGTGGTTATAGTGGCATCTCAGGTTTCAGTGGTTATTCGGGAAGTACTCCAATAATTTCTTATTATGAAAACTTACCTTGGTATCAAGGTGGAGCATCTACATTAATGAATATGTCGGGAAGTAGTATTTGGGTTTGTCCATTTGTTCTTCCTGCAAAAATTTCAGCATCTTATATCAGGATGCCTGTTTCAATGTCAATGGTTAGTACAACATTTTCAGGCGCTACCTCAGCTGCAGCGGTTACTTTTTCAGCTCGATGGGCTTACACTATGGCTGCGGTTATTTATAGTAACGGAGCAGGAGCAAGTTCACTTAGTATACAATCATTAACTTCAAGTTCAGCGGGATGGACTGTTCAAACAAGTATAAGTGCAAGTAGTAACTCATACTCAGTTTCGTTTAACGTAACGTATCCGTCTCTTGGGGCAAACACTCAAAACTACACAACGGGATACAGTGTTACAAGTTCAACATATAACATCAGCTCTAACAATATGACATTGTTAACAGGTGCAAGATGGTTAGATATTCCTTTTGCAGTATCGCTCGACGCAGATAACTATTGGATTGGTTTTGGAATGAGTGCTGCTTCTACATCAAACGGATTTACAGCAATAACAGGCGCATCATTAGGGTTTACCACAATTGGAATTTCACAAGGCGCATCTTCTATTGGATTCCCTGCGCTTGCTACAAATACTTCAATACAAATGCAACCAGGGCTTGGAGCTTGGACAACCAACGCAAGTAATTTTTCAACAGGTTCTATGGGAATAAATAGTATCTCAGCGATTGCGAATAATCCGAAACCTTACTTTCAAATGATTAGACAAGCATAAAAAATAATATTTTAAAAAATAAAAATTTTAAATTAGATGATAACTAAATACAGATTAGCAAAAGTTGTTACGCAACAACAAAACCAAGACACATTCAATATTTTGCTACATGACAATTCGGAGCAAGCTGATGGGCAATCAACACCCGAAAAAAGCGAATTTGATACAATAGATGAAGCAATTAACTTCGCATCAACATCTGAAAATTGGAATCAAATAGAGTTCACTATAATTACGATTTACTCATTTAAATCAAACTAATTTTTCACTCGTTGCGCTAACCGTTATTAAGCCTTTCCTAAAAGTGAAGGGGATTCATGTCAGCACTCCAACTAAGGTCGGCAGTTCGTTAAGTTCATAACTTAAAATAAATTGTTAGTAAAAATATTATTATTTAATCAATAATAATATTTTATTTGCATTGTCTAAAAATGGCAAAAATTAGCAAAAATAAACAATTTCGTATAACTAATCCCCCAAAGGACGTGCAGGAATATGTGTTTATAAGAATGAAAAATAGCCTTCGCTCCTTACCAAACGAGTTGATTGTAATTATCAGGGAGCATAAAGAAAATAATAAAAAATGAATAAGCCACAAATTATCATAGATAATTATGAGAACAGAGGATTTCATAATTCCGATTTAGAAAAAGCATCAGAAAGAATTTTAAAAGCGGGTGGCTATAAAGATTGCTCAACAATTTGCGTGATACCTACTCGTGGCACAATTCCTGCAAGAGCCGTACAATCATGGTTTAATTTAATACCAATGATGAACCAACCTTTTTTAAGAATGTTCATTATCGGAATGGAAGTTGGCGAGGCGTATAATAACGCTATCGAAATAATTCTATCAAACCAACATCTAAATAATTTCAAATACATGTTAACTTTAGAGGAAGATAATCTTCCGCCTCCTGACGGTTTAATAAAGCTTTATGAAAACATGGAAGATTACGATGTTGTTGGCGGTTTGTATTGGACAAAAGGAGAGGGGGGGCAACCAATGATTTACGGAAATCCATTGGAATTTCCAAAAAACTTTTCGCCACAAGTTCCAATTGCTGATTCAGTTCAACCGTGTAATGGACTTGGTATGGGTTTTACACTTTTTAAATTAGAAATGTTTCGTAGTGGAAAAATTCAACAACCATTTTTTAAAACATTTAACGAACATAATCCACAAACGGGAACTAAAGTTTATACTCAGGATTTATATTTTTTTGAAAATGCAGGAAGAGCTGGGTATAGGTTTGCGAGCAACAATTCTGTTCGTGTAGGGCACTATGATATTAATTCTCAAATAATTTGGTAAAAAAAAATATGGAAAAAAACTTTCAACTTTGCCCACATGGGTTTTTAAAAACACCTATTGACGGTTCAAAACCACAATGTAAATGTTGTGGGGCAGAAATAAAACTTGGCGAAACAAATTGCAAACATTGTGTTGTAAAATTAGATATTGCCTGTGGACAAAATAAAAGAGAAGGATTTATCGGAATAGATATTGTAAAATGTGAAGGTGTTGATATTGTTCACGACTTAAATGTTTATCCATATCCTTTTGAAGATAATTCAGTGGATGAAATTTTCATGTCTCACTATATTGAACATGTTCCCGATTTAATGAAATTCATGAATGAGCTTTATAGAATTTTGAAAGTTGGAGGTACAATGAGTGTTATTGCCCCGTATTATAATTCAATAAGATGTTGGCAAGACCCGACCCATTTACAGCCGATAAGTGAAGCAACTTTTCTTTATTATAATAAGGATTGGAGAAAAGCAAATAAATTAGACCATTATCCTATCACATGTGATTTCGACTTCTCACTTGGATACATGTTCGCTCCTGAATGGGCTTCAAGAAGCGAAGAGGCAAAACAATTCGCAATAAAACATTATACCAACGTAGTAACGGATTTACAAGTTAATTTAATTAAAAAAGCATGATGCCAATTTTCAGTATTGTAATTCCGACGCATAAACATTTAGACGTTCTAAAAAAATGTTGCGAATCCATAATTAAATTTACAAATTTATCTGACAAAGAAATTGTCGTGGTTGCAAATGGCTGTGGCGATGACGGCACAAAAGAATACGTTGAAAGTTTAGGCTCACCATTTAAATTAATTGAGTTTGATAAAGCGTTAGGATATGCTAAAGCAACCAACGAAGGAATAAAAATTGCAACAGGAGAATTTATTGTTCTTTTAAATAATGATTGCGAAATTTTATGGGGAAATAATGATTGGATAAATATATTATCGCAACCATTTGAAAATCCAAAAATAGGAATGACGGGTGTTCACGAAATTTACAGCGATGAAATCAAACATAATTTTTTAGTTTTTCATTGTGTAATGATTAGAAAAAAAGTTTTTGATGAAATAGGTTTACTTGATGAAATGTTCGGCTCGTTTGGTGAAGATATTGATTTCACCGCACGATTATTAAACAATGGATATACTTATGTAAACGTTGAAAAAAACTCAGAACAAAAAGAGACGATGAAAGTGGGAACTTTTCCGTTATATCATCAAGGTTCAACAACAGTTCACGATGAAAATCATTCAGTAGAATATGAAAAAATAGTTCAAAGAAATTTAGAAATTTTAAAAAGGCGTTACGATAAAACCATTAAGAGACCGAAGTACAGTATAGTGATTCCAAGTTTTAATCAGTGTGATAAATTACTGAAGCCTGCCTTAGAAAGTCTTATTGAAGCAACTGATTTATCGGATGTAGAGGTTATTGTTGTTGCCAACGGGTGTACCGATAACACAGAAGAATATGTAAACTCACTTGGAGAGCCATTCAGAGTTTTAGTTTACAAAGACCAACTTGGTTATCCAAAAGCAACCAACATTGGATTGAAAGATGCGCTCGGAGAATTTATAGTGTTTTTAAATAACGATGTTGTTCTTTACAAAAATCCGAAAGGTTGGTTAAATATTTTAAGAGAGCCTTTTGATAGCGGAAGAAAAATTGGAATGACGGGTGTTATGTTATTTATTGGAGATGCTAATTTTTCCAATGATTTCATAATGTTTTTCTGTGCAATGACAACACGAAAAGTAATTGATGAAGTGGGTTTATTGGATGAGAACTTTGGATTAGGTGGGGTTGAGGATGTCGACTACGGATTAAGATTAATATTAGCAGGATATGAATTAGTAGAAGTTCCTAACGACGGGAAAACAAAGCGTAGTTCAGGAATGTCATCAGGAACGTTTCCTATTTTTCATGCGGGATGTTCTACTGTTTCAAAAGAAAAAGATTGGGACGAAAATTTAAAACGAAACAACGAATATTTAAAGAAAAAATTTCCTAATTATTTTAAAGGGATAGATTGGATTGAAGAAATGTCGGACAAGCCAAAAATTTATGACGCATTTTTATTTTTTAATGAGCTTGACCTTCTTGAATTACGCTTTAAAGAATTAAACGATACCGTTGATTTTTTCGTTATCACTGAAGCAACAATTACACATCAAGGAAATCCTAAACCGTTATATTTTAAAGAAAACGAAAAAAGATTTGAAAAATACAAAGATAAAATAATTTATATTTTAGTTGACCACTTCCCTGTATTTAATGAAGATGATTGGAAAAAGCCTTGGGATAGGGAGCAGTGGCAAAGACATTGTTTAATCAAAGGTCTTACTAATTGCAAGGATAACGATGTGATTATTTTATCTGATGCAGATGAAATTCCAAATGTAGAAGCGATAAAAAATTACAAAGGCGGAGGAATAAAATCATTAGAACAAAATCTTTATTACTATGACTTCCATCATTTAGCGGAAAAAAAATGGACTTGTGCTAAAATAATGCAGTTTAAAGATGTAAAAGAAGGTAAAACAAAAATTCAGGATAATAATCCTTTCATTTTTTCAACCTATTTACGAAATGAAGAGCATGAAATAATTAAAAATGGTGGATGGCACTTTAGTTATTTAGCTGATACAAAAGGAATAATAAATAAATTAAAATCTTTTTCGCATAGAGAGTTTAATACACATCCGTATACAGAAGAAGAATATATTAGACAGTGCATAGATAAGAATAAAAATTTATTTTCAGATGATGTCCTGAGTTACGTGGAAATTGACAATTCGTATCCAAAAACTATATTAGACAACATTAATAAGTATAAATCAATGGGGTTTATAAAGTCCGACGGAATTAATTATAGTGAGCTCCATAAAATAATGCAACAAACAGATGTCGGTCTATATCATGAGCTATTTCAATTGAATGTTAACCAACTCGAAAGAAAAGACATTGAAGGAAAAACAATAATTGATATTGGAGGAAACAAGGGATATTTTTCGATACAGTGTATGGAAATGGGGGCAAAGGAAACGTATTGTTTTGAGCCTGTAAAAAGTATTTACGGTCAATTACTTGAAATTACAAAAAATATAAAAGAAATTAATCCATATAATTTAGCGGTGTTAGATGGAAGCATAAGTGAGGTACACATGCACGAAGACGGAATGGCATCAAATATTTGGGGACAAAAAAGTTCTGAGCCAATTAAGTGTATATCATTTGTCGAAGCCATGTCGCACGTCATAGATACAAGCAATATGATTCTTAAATTAGATTGTGAAGGCTCTGAATTTGAAATCGTACTTAATTCTCCAAAAGAACTTATTCGTAAGTTTTCCACCATATACATTGAGATTCATGACGAGATGAATCCTAATTATGTTCATAAAACAAAAGAGTTATTGGATTACATTGAAAATTTAGGGTTTAATTTAAAAAAAGGATTGCAGGCTGGGGTGTATGCGCCAGATGGTAGTTTTACTCCATCACCAATATGTATATATAAATGCGAGAGAATAGAACATAAAAGTATATGGGATAATGAAAATATATCAATAGATAGGTTTGGGGCATGGAACACTTCGCATAATGATATGCACCATATAGACGAAAGTTTATGTAACTCTTTAATATCTTTTTTAAGTAAAAATAATTATTCTGTTTATGATTTTGGATGTGGATATGGGGAATATATAAAAAAATTCAAAGATAATTCTATTATATGTAAAGGATATGATGGGAACAAGGAAATAAAAACAAAATCAAATGGTTTGTGTGAACAGTTAAATTTAGCTGAGAAATTTAAAATGGACAAACTTGATGTAGTTATGTCATTAGAAGTTGGCGAACATATTCCTAAAGAATACGAAGATGTTTTCATAGAAAACTTACATAATCATAATAGTAAATATATAATTTTGAGTTGGGCTATTGAAGGACAATTCGGATTAGGTCATGTTAATGAAAAGTCTAACAATTACATTAAGGATAAAATAATTAAATTAGGCTATGAGAATGATATTGTTTTAGAAAATGAATTAAGAAAAAGTTCAACCTTTGCTTGGTTTAAAAATACTATAATGGTTTTTAGAAAATCGAATAAATTTACAATTGGTTATATAAATCATAGTAGTGATGATTATGAAAAATATTTAGAGCCAAGTTTACGTGAGTTAAATGAAAATGAATACGAAATAATATCATTTACAAATAAAAATAATCCTGCAAGAACTTACAATCAAATAATCGAACACTCTAAAAATAAATATATAATTCTATTACATCAGGACGTTATTTTTCCGCCAACATTTTTAGATTCTATAAAAAAAACGATAGAGGCGCATCCTGATTTTGGAGTGTTAGGATTAGTAGGGTTTGACGAGTTCGCTAACTTAAATAGATTCACGCTTCATTCAACACCAAACCAAACACATAAAGTAGATTTTTTTGATTCTTGTTGCATTGTAATAAATAAAGAAAATAACATAAAATTTGATGATGTTATTTTTGACGATTTTCATTTATATGTTGAAGATTATTGTATGCAAGCTAAGGAAAAAGGATTGAGCAACTATACTATTTTAGCGGATTATAACAAAAACGATGATTGCAAAATAAAACATTTCGGTACTACTTATTTTAAAAATGGCGGTAAAATGTGGGGACGATACGATGAATATTATAGCGTATTTTTAAAAAAATGGATAAAGAAATTACACGCCACCCTTAGAACAGATACATTAAACGGTACGATACATCATGATACGGACGAGGTAATAAAACCAAGAGTATGCATTGTAATTTTAGCAACAGGTAACTACGGTGATTTTGCAAAAAATCTTGTAGAAAGTATTAATTGGTATTTTATGACCGATTGTTATAAAGACATTCTTTTGCTTTCAGATACATTAGCGCCAATGACGCAACGGCTCGGAGAAAATTGCGTGGTGCATACCCGAAGATGTAAAAGCGTTAGAAAGGCATCGTATTTTTTTGAATTGATGTTAGAAAATTTAGATATTATTTCAAAAGCAGATTATTGTTACAAGATGGATGCTGACATGATTATTTATAAAAACATATTAGGAAACGAAATTTTACCAAGTTCTGAACAAAATTATTCAATAGTAAAACATTTTGCATTCGACCAAAAAAGAATGTGTAGTATTATGCCTGATGATTTTTCAGCAAAAATCCCAATTGAATATCAGGATTGTGATGGTTGGCAATCATGTTTATTTGGCGGTAGAACTACTCAAATGATTGAGTTGGCAAAAGAACTTAATCAGAAAATAGTAACGGATAGAGAAAATAATAAAATGTGGGGAGCGTGGGAAGAGCCTTACGTTAATTGGTATTTAGCGTTAAGAAAAAAAGAAGTTAGAACACTATCACCTACTTATGCAACTCCTTTGTATTGGCACAGATTTCATCCTGATTATAAAGAAAAATATTTAAACTCGGTTAACGGAGATTCAGAAAAAATATTTCATTTTAATCATACTGTTCAATTTGGTGGACACGAAGTTGGATGAAATATTACTTTAAAAACAAAAACTATGGGATATAAAGGAATGTTAGGATGTATGGGATGGGCAAGTGATGATTTGCCAATCACGATAGAATTAACTAAACTATGGAATAAACTTGGTACTGAAAATGGATTTATTTATAGTTTGGATGATAATGTAATGCCTGAACATCTTTCAAAGTTACTGGATGCTATAAACTCGGTGAGAAAATATTTAAAACAAAAAATATGATTTTATATATAGACGTTGCACATTGTAATATTCGTTGTAAAATGTGCCCTGTTGGGGACGTTAGAGGGTTAAGAGAATCAACATCGGGTTTAATGAGTATTGATATGTTCAAGAAAATAGCTGATAAATTAGTTGACGAAAATATTACCATTGATAATTTTTATATTGGTAATTGGGGAGAGGCAATGCTTAATCCTGATTTGTGGAAAATAATCAGATATGCTAAACAAACATTAAATCCAAAACAAATTTTAGTTAATTCAAATTTTTCACTAACAATTAAGAATCCTGAATTATTATTAATGTCAGGAGTTACGGACATCAGAGCGTCGGTATCAGGTATGACACAAGATGTTTATGAAAAAAATCACGCAGGAGGAAATATTGAGCGTATTTTAGAAAACTTAAAAATATTAAGTTCTATTAAACGAGATTTAAAACTATTATTGCCGAACATCGCAATGGTTTATCATGAATATTTATATAACCAACACGAAAACGAACCTGCAATAAAATTTTGTCAGGAACACGGAATAGATTTCATGCCTATCAGATGTTATCCATGTACTTTAGAAGAAGGAATAAAATTTCACCAAGACCCACAAGCAAGAGAGTCATACAAAGACTTTATAAACATTGACGAAGAAATTTCAAGAATGAGAACAATTCCTGACGAAGTGCCTTGCGGATTGGTTGACCAAATAGTGATTAACCATAACGGAACTGTTTTTAAATGCTGTGGAACTTATACTAATAAAAATTCTTTAGGTAATATATTTGATTGGAAAATAGCAGATTTATTAGCGCATTATCCGAAGTTATGTACACTTTGTAAAAGCATTCCGTTAAGTTGGAGATAATTTAAAAATAAAAATGAACTACGATATATTAAAAAAACAAATGGAAGCCGAGTACGAATTTTTGTACAAGGAAATTTTCATATTCAATTCATATAATTGTGAGGAAGGCGAACTGAAAAATAGAATTGTTATTGACATCGGAGCTAACACAGGATATTTTGCCATTTACGCAATAGAAAACGGTGCTAAAAAAGTATATGCCTTTGAGCCAAATAAAGAAAACTTTAAAAAACTAATTGAAAGAACAAAAGATTTCGATAATATTATTTGCATTAATAAAGCGGTTTATAAAGACGGTGTAAAAAAATGCTACACTGTAAACGACAGCAATCCAAATTTAACTGATTACGAAAATGGAGTTAGATGTGAGGTCAGAGAAGCTGAAACGGAAGAGCAAGGAACGATAGACGTTATTTCTTTAAAAGAAATTTTAGACGGAATAAATGAACAGGTTATTTTAAAAACGGACTGCGAAGGTTCTGAGTATGATTTTTTTCTAAGCTCATCGAAAGAAACGTTACAAAAAATAGATTTAATTTATTCTGAACTTCACGATAAACTACATCCGAATACAGATTATAATGTGGAGATGCTTACTGATTTTATTGTAAGTAATGGTTTTGAATACATAAAATGTCAAATAAGATGGTCAACAGGAGTTTGGATTGGCGGACATTATATTCCTGAACGAAGCGATAAGAACGGAGATAATAATTATTATAGGAAGTTTAAAAGACTACAAAATGTTATTTCCGAATATAAACCAAAAGTATACGACTGTTTCCCTATATTTAATGAATTAGACCTATTAGAAATAAGACTTGAAGAATTAAATTCAGTGGTTGATAAATTTATCATCACTGAGGCTAATGCTACTCATCAGGGAAATCCGAAACCGCTCTATTTAACCGAAAATATTGGGAGGTTTGAAAAATATAAAGATAAAATTGAAATTATCATTGTTGACTTATTAAATAATATTCCTGACCCTACATCAAAGCAAGATTGGACAAGGGAGCGATTTCAAAGAAATAAAGCGTATGATTATTTAAAAAGTGTTTGCTTACCTAATGATATTGTTATTGTGTCAGACGCAGATGAGATACCAAGAGTAGAAGCTATTCAGAAATACATATCAGATAAAAAAGACGCTGTTGGAGTTTTATTACAAGATAGATTCATGTATTATTTAAATTATAAAAATATAACTACCGATGAGCCACAGTTAAACTCAAAAATTTTAAGATTTGAGATGTTTAATAAATATAATTATCAAGAATTAACCGCTATGCGATACGCAGACACGGAAAAATTAATGCCTACGTATACAATAAATAAAGGCGGTTGGCACTTTACTTTTCAAGGCGGAATTAAAAAAGTTATCGAAAAAGTTAAGTCATTTGCACATAGGGAATATAATGTAAATGAAAAAATAAATTATGACAGGATGTTGAAAAATTTCGAGGAAGGAATTGACGTGTATGATGCAAAAACTACTTGGGAAACAGTTGAGGTTGATGAAACTTTTCCTAAAAAAATTCAAAGTGATAAACAAAAATATATTGATGACGGATGGATTAAGGAAAACAAAAAGATTGTTGGATTTAGAGGATATATAGATGCTCACTTATTGATATGTAAGTGTGGCTTTAATGGAGAAGTAATGTTTCCTGAATGTCCGTCATGTGGCAACAAAGATGTTAACCCTACTTATATAGATAAGTATAAACAAGCAATAAAAATAGAAAAAGATAGTAAAGAAGCAATCATGAATAAAAAAAACATTCTTTGTTCAATATCTACACGGGGGAGATATGATACTACATTAGCTATGTCAATACAATCCGTATTATCACAAACGCTATTACCTGATGCGCTTTACATTTACGATGATAACGATGAGCCAAAAGATTTACGGGAAATTCAGCATTATCATTATTTATTTAGAATGTTGGATGAGAAAAATATTTCTTGGAAAATTATATTCGGTCAAAAAAAAGGGCAACACTACAATCATCAATTAGCAAATAAAGAAGGATATAACTGGGTATGGAGACTTGATGACGACACCATTGCCGAACCAAACGTACTCCAAACACTTTACGAAGCTACGGATAGTACGGTAGGGGCAGTGGGTGGAAGTATACTCACGCCTCCCTTTGAAAAAGGAGTCAGAGCAACAGGTAAAATTGAAAATATAAAAGTTGAGCCTAATTTACAATGGGACTACATAAAAGAAACTAAGGAAGTTGACCATCTTCATTGTTCTTTCCTTTATAGAGCAGGTATTGTGGATTATGATTTAAGTTTGAGTCGGGTAGCTCATCGTGAAGAGACTCTGCTAACATTCGGTTTAAAAAATAAAGGATATAAAATATTAATAGTCCCTACAATCACTTGGCATCTTAAAAACAAAGATGGCGGAATTAGAGATGAAAAAAATACCATTTCTATGTACGAACACGATGAAAAAATATTTGACTCTTATTTAAATATTTGGGATGTAAATAAAACACAAAACAAATTATGTGTTATTGATGCGGGAATCGGAGACCATTATGCATTCAAAAACATTATACCATTGCTATTGAAAAAATATAAAAAATTAACTGTTGCGGTATGTTATCCTGATGTTTTCTTTGATGAAGATAAAGAAAATATAAATTTTATTTCATTGGAGCAATCAAAACAAATATTTTCAGGCGATATTGGAATGTTTAATATTTATGTTTGGATGGATAAGAATAAATGGACAGGAAGTTTAACGGACGCATTTAAAGAATTTTATAACGTATGAAAAAAATAATCATAAGCCCGTTTTCAAAACCAATGCGAAATAATTCAGCGCACCCTAAAAATTATCCGTATTGGAAAGAGTTAATTTCAATTTTAAAAGAAAAAGGACATTACATAATACAGATAGGAACAGGTAATGAAGAAGTTTTAACTGAAGACTTTAGATTTAATTTAAGCTTTAAAGAGCTACGTGATTTGTCTCGCAGTGTAGATTTATTTATATCTGTGGATAATTTTTTCCCACACCTTGTTAATCATTATAGCGGTTGTAAGGGTATAGTGATATTTTCTCAGTCAGACCCCAACATATTTGGTTATAAACAAAACATCAACATATTAAAAGATAAGAAATATCTGAGAGAAAAGCAATTTTGGATGTGGGAGCAGTGCAATTTTGTTAAAGATTCATTTGTTTTTCCTGAAATCATAGCCAATCAAGTTTAAATTTAAATAATTATTTTAAAAAACTAATTAACAATTTATTGTTAATTAGTTTTTAAAATTAACAATTAATAAAAACTATTTTTGTAAAATTCAATAATAAATCAAACCAAAAATCAAAAAATAATAATCATGGAAGTGCAAAACGAACCAAAAAATGAGCCTAAAATTACAAATAATGCTATAAGCAGAACGATAATTGGCTTAGGAGAAATTGGCAACCTCGACATTGAAGATTTTAAGTTAAATTATGGAATTACAAGGAGTATCGCTAATTTAAGTCAAGTTGAAAAAGCATATATAAAATCCTTGAACGCTATACAAAAAAAGTATATTAGTAAGGATGAAAAAGGAAATTTTGTAATAGAGGGTAATAATTATGTTTTTAATAGTGAAAAAGAAAAAAGCAGTTATTTAGACGAACTCGATAAATTAAACGAAACGGTTGTCGATGTAGAAGTTTGGAAAATGAAAACATCTGATTTACAAAAACTGAAAGGGATTAAAGGCACTACAATGTCTAAGTGTCACGAAATTATTATTGACGACTTGAACTTAAAATAATACAAATTTAAACTGAAAACAGTAGCCTCTACCATCAAGTAGGGGCTATTTTTTTTTTAAAATCATATAACTAAATCAAATTAACCTGAAAAAAAGGCATAAAATCTTGATTATTTTGTTTGATTATGTGGTTTAAATAATTATATTTGAAAAAATTAAATTATTTAATTTGTTTTATGAGTATTGATAGTACGCCAATTTCAGTTTTGGAAAAAGAAATTAAACATTTTGAAGCGTTTATAAGGAGACTTCAAACAAGGGAAGGTATAACCAAACACGAAAACGAAAATGAGGAAGAACATAAAAAAAAATTCGATAAATTAATTAGTGATTATAGATTAAAAATTAATGAATTTCAAACCGCAATAAATATTTTAAATAAAAATAAATAAAATTTTTTGAACTAAAACGAACCGAACATGGAAGCAACATTACCTAACAATAACTCTGAAGAAAAACCTTTATCAACAAGGTCACTTCAAAACCATCTCATTAAAACAGCAATAGGAGCTTTGGTCATTGCGTTGCTTGGAGGATTTCTTACATCTTACGCATCTTATTACCGAACGAATGATGCTATTAGTGAGTTAAATAAAAGTAAGGACGAAAGTAAGCAGGACATTAAAGATTTAAAAAAGGATGTTGCCGACATAAAACTTACGCTCTCAAGTACGGGAATATACACAAACAATAATAAAGAGGAAATCACTCAGTTAAAAAATGACGTTTCTGAAATTAAAAAATCTCAGGGAGAAATGATGAAACTTCTTTACGATATAAAGTCAAAACAAAAGTAAAAATGTCAAAGAACGATTGGAACATAAAAATATCTGAATCAGATAAACCTAACATGAGGGGGTTTTATGTTACTGTGGAAAGAAACGGAGAGTATGTTGGCGGAATAAAAGGAATCATACCTGACTTTAACCGTGCAGTTGAGGAAGGAAAAGGAATGATAATTTCTAATATTAAAAGGTTACATGAAAAAATAAAATATGCAAATCACGCATCTGATATTTTCGTTCGGAAATTTTTAATGAATAAAATGATAGATGGTATTTATGGAATTGGCGTTTTTAATGATGAAAATGGAGACCCTTATTTAGAAGTAAGTATGAACACAAAAAACGAGTATTTAATGAAGTTAGTACCTGACGAAATAGAAGTTCCGCACACAATTTTTAAATATAAAATTAAAAAAGTTTACGGAGAGAAAAGTGTAGCGCAAAATAAAAAATAATGGAAAATAGTTTAAGTGGTATAAAGCAAGTTAGGAAAGGCGCTCATACGGGAGAGATAATCGGATTTACTTTAGGTATTATTCTTTTTTCAACAACAATTTACGCAATGAGTTTGGCAATAAAGGCACATAGGCTTACAATAAAAAAATTAAATAACGAAGGTTATAAATAGAAATTAATTCAATAAATAAAAACAACAAAACAACAACAAAAAGTTATGAAAACAGGAGTACAACAAACAGGAAGTGTAAAATTTTTTAATCAGGAAAAAGGTTTTGGATTTATTAAACAAGATAATGGAGAAGAAATTTTCGTTCATACTTCAGGTTTAAAAGATGACATTAAACAGAACGACAGAGTAACTTTTGAAGTTACGCAGGGAAAAAAGGGACTAAACGCAGTAAACATTTTATTGGAAGAGTAATCCAATTTGCATTTAGTCCGTTATTATTTTAGTATTTAAAAATTAAATAAAAATAATTATGGATTATATTAGTACGTTATCTTCTGAGCAAAAAAATAATGCTACGGTTCTTGTTCAGCAAATGAGAGCTAAAATCATTACAAACGCTGATTCAATCGCAGCTATACTTTCTATTGTTTCAAAAGAAAGTAATTTTATTCCTCATTCGGAATCATCTTATAAAAATACTCCTAACGATAGGATTAGATTAATTTTTAGAAAATTAGCCCATTATACAGATGACCAATTAAATGCATTAAAAATTAACGATGTAAATTTCTTTAACGCTGTTTATGGTGGAATGTATGGTAATGCTTTAAACGAAGGGCATAAATTTCGTGGCGCTGGATACCATCAATTAACTTTCGAGGGAAACTTTAAAAAAGTTGGCGATGAAATAGGGGTTGATTTAGTTTCCCACCCCGAATTATTAAATACTGATTCAAAAGTTGCTGCCAACGAATTAATACAATTCTTTCTTGATAAATTTAATGAGGGACTGAAGCTCGGAGTAGTACAACAATATAATACTCATGATATAAATGGATTTAATAATGCTACTGACGCTTTAAATTGCGTTTATCATGCTAACGCAGGTTGGGGTAAATCAAGAGCTGAACTCGACAAAGATTCAACAGGAGGCAAAGCAAAGGCATCTTCAAGGATGAATGACTTAGTTAATTTTGTAAATAGTATAAAATAAAAAAATGACTACTATAACTATTTTACAAAATATTCAGCCATATACCAAATATATAATATTATTCGGATTTATTATTTATGTAATTACAAGTATGTGGTTCTGTGTTAGATTTTTCAAAGACGAAAAATTACGCAGATGGATGCTTTCATCATTATCTAATGATAACATATTTGAAAAAGGCGGTTCGGGAAAAGCTTTTACCGCATTTTTATTATCACACGTCGTTGCATTTTCTTCAGTTATAGCAGTTGTACACTCGAAAGACCACGAGTTGCCTGATTATATGTTCATAGGACTCATTTCTTTTATAGCAGCGTTATATGGAATTAAGATGGCAGGAAAATTTGGAAATAGTGGAAGTATTAGTTCAACAACCACATCCACGCAAAGCACAACAATAGAAGAAATAAAGGAAAAAAAAGATGAAGATGTAATACCTCAAGCAGGATAAGCAGAATAAAAAATGAGCGAAATAGGAACAGACATAGAAAAAGGAGTTGAGTTTTTTAAACATGAGCTTGCTATTGCAAAAACGCATCATAAATATGCTTATGTCATTTCGGGTATTGTAATTATAGCAATCTGTTTATTTTCTTTTAGGGAGTGTCAACATCAAAAACATGCCGACGATTTAGTAAAAAATATTTCTACTTACTCCGATAGCGCAAAACACTATAAGTCAAAATTCGGTGAAATTGCTTTTAATCAAACATTACAATTTGATAATAAAAAACAATTAGAGTCATATATCGCAAGTAACGACACATTAAAGCAGTTATTAAAAAAATATAAGAGTACAAATTCTATATCGGTTATAAAAGAAACGGTATTTATACACGATACAGTTTCGATACCATTTATAACAAAGATTCCATGTAATTTTAATGCATTTAAAATAAGAACCCATAAGGATAGTCTTTATAAATTTGTTGGAACACTTTATCCTGATAAATTTTACGTAGATACAATTTCAATGAGTAACAAACAAACTATTGTTGATGGATATAAAAAAACAGGATTATTTAAAAAGGAACACATGATAGAAATTTTAAATAGTAATCCTTTTATTTCTGTAAAAAACATAGGGGGATATAGTGTTAAGGATAAGCCAAAAAGATTTGGACTTGGATTTTCAGTAGGATATGGATTTGGATTCAGACAAAATACAGTTTATGTAAATCCGTATATTGGAATTTCGGCTAACTATAATTTAATTAGTTTTTAATGGGATTTGCAGGAGAAATAAAAGATGTGTCACAAAGCAAGTATGCTACCGCTGCCTTATACGCATTCTTAGGTGGGTTAGTGATTTCAGACATGTTGCCTACGCCCGCTGACGCAGTTTTTTTTAACTATTCTAAAAAATTAAGAGATGATTTTTATAATAAAAAAATAACTCCTTCACAATATTGGCGCAGAGAGGCGATTGGATATTATGGTTTCAACGTCGCTTGGTGGTTATTGGTAGCAGGAGTTATTATTGCAACAAAAGGCACTGCACAAACTAAATTAAAAGTTGCTTCTGCAATTATTGGTGGCGGAGCTGTGATAGCAATAATACATAAAAATATTCGTAAAGATGAAAAACAACAAGAATTGGAAGGGCAACAAAAATTAGAATTATTAAAACAACATCCTGAAATAGTAGAAATTTTAAGTAGACCTGAGTTTAAGGATATTAGTCAAATGCTAAAATCAAAACCTAAATTAAATAAATAATAAAATTAAAAAATGAATTATAATTCAATAAATATTGGCAGAACAATAGGAGCGGGTACTTTCGACTTATACCAATCTGATTTTCAAATATCCGTAGATACCACTCTTGGAATTTGTACTATAAATTTGCCTACCATAAGTTCTATTTTAGAACAGCGTTTAAAATCAGGATATTTACAAGTTATTGAATATTTGATTGCGGATGTATCGGGAACAGCAGGGGTAAATAAAATTACGGTTGTAGCAGCAGGTGGAGAAACTATAAATGGCGGAGCATCTGTTGATTTAGCTGTAAATAATATTTCAGCAACATTAACACCGACATCTCAAAAAACTTGGGATTTATCATCAAGTATATCAAGTGGGGGCGGTTCTGTAACTAATTTTCAAAAAATTCTCCTTGTTGATGGCACTTATGGTAATGATACAACCGCAGTTCCATACGACCAATTAAAGCCATTTCAAACAATTGACGCTGCTATCGCTGTTGCTTCAAGTGGAGATTTGATTTATATAAATCCTAATCCATCAGGGTCTTATTTTTCATTCAGTAATATTTTTCCTTTTAAATTAAATTACTATGTGAGTAAAGGTGCGGATATACTATTCTTTAATGCGGGCATAGCTTATGTCGGGACAGATGACGTTTCTATTTTTGGAGAAGGTACTATTTCTTTTTTCAACTTGGCGCTTTCAGGCGCTTATAGTGGAACAGTTTCTATAAATTGTTTTAATATAACGTTTAATGCAAATCTTGAAGCTTCAGGTTCTTGGAATGGAGATATAATTCTTAATGCTACTAATAAACTTACAATGAATGGGTTCATTCTTTATAACAATTCTTCATGGTGGGCAGGCGCAACAAAAGCAACAAACCTTACAATCACTACCCCTGAAGTTGTAAATAATAGTGGAATTTTATTTATATTTTATCCTGCCACACTTCAATTAAATTTAAATATTGGAATCTATAACTCATTAATTACAGCTGGAACAAAAGATATTTGGTGCTTTGGTGGAGCGCTACCCACATATCCTGTTATTTCATATATTAATATTGAAAGGTCAAAAGCAGATAGGTCAATAGCAGGTTACGCAGGCTCATTCCTTGCATTCATTAGTGGTAATTCGTTTAATACAACATTCATTACGGGTGATTATACTTATTTAGGAAATGGGGTAGCGGTTCAAATACCTACATTAATAGAATCAACATATAATGGAGGTAAAATTTATTTTAATGGCGTTGCAAATATCACAAAAGGGTCTATGCTTATAGAGGTAAATTCACCTTTACAAGTCACATTAATATATATAGTTACCGTTGGGGTTCAATTCACTGCGTTAGAAACTGTAACTAATGGTCTTGGCGCAAGCGGTACGGTTCTCTCAGTTAATAGCCCTACAAGTATTACATTAACACAGACCACAGTGGATAATTTTGGAATAGGCGACACAATAACAGGGGCTACAAGTTTAACTCAAGCAACTGTAAATACTGCTACATACGATTCGGATTGTAAAATTCAAATTAAAGGTAAGGTTAATATTGATAATTCATCAATTGATTTTTTTGAATATTTATTTTCTTGTTATTTTGTTTCTGAATGTAAACTTGAAATACTTGCTGATACAATCTATAATTCGCCATTAAATTATGGTTTATTTATCGGCAGATATAACGGAGACTCCGTGCCTACTGCACAGGTAGATGTAAATGATTCTCAATTAGTAAATATATATGGTAGTGGAATTGAACCGTCGGCAATAATAAAAGGAATAGATGCCTTTACTCCATTCGCACCTACTGTTGTATTTTGGGGAAAATTAAGACTTAAAAATAATAAAATTGTAACGACAGGCGCTACATCAATAGAAGGAGGCAATGCGGGCGAGCCTGTTGAGGTTTATTCTTCTTATGCAAATAAACCGCAAGTAAGTATAGCCAATACAATTGCTGGCACTGCAATTATTACAGACATTGCTATCACATCTAATAACTTTTAAAAACTAAAATAAAAAATAAAACAAATGATAATCAACGCAATTCAAATAGTAATAAAACAAAGTCCTGCGGGGACTCAAGGCATGAGTGTTTCTCTTTCTGAGTTTAATCCAAACATACTACCTCCATCACAGCAAACGTCAGCTAACATTGACACAAGCACATTTAATCAAAATGAGACTAATACGTTAAATGCTTTCATAGCATTGATTAATTCTAAGATGTAATTTTACACAAAACATATAATATGGATAAAATAAAATCAATATTAGTCCAAATATTTGCCACAAAAATAGGTTGGCTTATAATATCATTATTGATGATATTAGTGTTTATTATTTTGTCAGATAAATACGCTTGGGCTGATACCGCTATATACATTTGTCTGATTTATCCAATAGGATATACATTGACGGTATGTATTTATGCATGGATAATTAATCCGATTAGGAATCGAAAACAAAATAAAAATCTGAACGATGGAAACAAATAATAATTCCAATGACAATATTGAAAAGTCATTCAAGAGTTGGTTTAAAATTATGTGGCAGAATTTTTTCATTCAATTATTTGTTGGATTTTTCACAATATTAATTATCGAACTTTTTAATTTTGATTGGTGCGTAAATGCTTTTAATGACGCAAAATCAGACGGAATACCCGCCACCATATTCGCTTGTTTTGGTTTAGCTCTACCATTGGCAGGGGCTTTGATTGTGGGTTACAAGGGCTTATGGCAGTATTGGCGTGATTTAATGACGGGAAAGAATAGATGATGCTAATTAGTTTAATATTTTTTATTCTTGCGTCAATTTCAAATGCGGTGATGGACACTTGTAGTCACCATTTTTCTAATTCAGTATTTTCAAAACTAAATCCTAAATTTTGGGATGCCACTATAAGTTGGATGAATAAGTATGTGGACGGAAATCCGTCTAAAGGCATCAGAAAATTATTTTGGATTATTAATTTTCCCGTTCAATTAACCGACGCATGGCACATGTTCAAATCACTAATGATAATTTTCATTTGTGCAAGCATAGCAACATTCAAAGGCTATACTATTTATTATTTTGAATATGAGTGGCTAAATATTGCAATAGCCATAATAGTCTATGGAACTACTTGGAATTTATTTTTTTCGCTGTATTATGGCTATATCTTTAAAAAATGAAAAATACAATTGTATTTGTTTTATTCTTATTGTTATTTTACATAATATCATGTAAAGTAACTCAAGAAAAAAACGTACATACTGAAAATCATTTGCCTAAATCTGATAAAGTTAATGCCGATAGTATTAAAAAAAAATATGATTTTGCCGAATTAAAAGAAAATAAAGTAAGAGTTGAGAGTTCAAAATTATTAGTTGGTGATAATGGAATGGAGTATTATCATGAAGATTTAAGGATAATCGAAGTTCCGAATACAAAAATAATTAAGCAACATAGTAGTTTATCTGAAGGCAGAATAGTTTATCGTATACCGAATATCATGAAAGTTCGTAGCACGTATAAGGTGCTTGTACGAATTTCAAAATCAAAAGCAACAGTAAGTATTTACGATTCATTGTCAGGTGATGTGATGACAAGTCATCTCCCAATCACCGAAACTATGGAAGTTAAGTTGATAGATGTTTCTCCGAGTGATAAAAAAATGTTTGACATTGTAACTGATGATAATGGGACACAGATTGTTGAAAGCGGTGATACTTATACTGAATGGAGTTGGGACGTTACGCCAATACATGTTGGCGTTTCAAAATTAAAAATAATTGTATCAACAATTCATAACGGCAATAAAAAAGATATTGTTTATGAGGACGCTGTTGAAATTGAAAGAGACATTAAAGAACAAATTATTTTCTTTTGGGAAGAGTATTGGAAATGGATTATCACTACGTTCATAACACCATTTTTCATTTGGTGGTGGAAGAATAGAAAAAGTAAAAAGAAGAAAGGCGAAGAAGAAACTGAAAAAGAAGAAGATGGCAAAAGTTAAATTATTCGATAAGGAACACGGCACTTATAAATTCAGATGTCCCGCAGGGCATGACCATTACATTAATACTATTGTTCCAAACCATCAAGAAGCTCAATGGGGCTTCAATGGCGATGTAAATAATCCAACATTCACTCCATCAGTAAACGAACGTACAGATTTTGTTCCGATTGTTCGCATGGTTTAGCAGGACAGACGATGGATTTGCCTGAATTAGATTAGTACAATTTTTCCAACCATATTTTTACTTGGGTATAGTAATCGTATTTGTCAATAGCGTCCTTATTTCTGTTCAAGAAAACAAAATCATTCAGGTCGTCTCTTAGCTCATCAACATAGGATATGGCTCTTTTCTTATTTCTATATTGAGTCATTAGAGAAATAGCTCTGTCCTTTGCGGTTACATCAAATTTCATATTCTTTTTTCATTAGCTCATCGTATTTTTTGTCAGATTCTTTGTTATTATAAGTCATCCTGCATCCGCCTAAAAATTGTCGTTCTGAATTTATTCTGCAAATTTTTTCTAATATTTTATCCCTGTCATGCAATATTTTATGTCTTCGTTTTGGAGATTGTATTTCAATAACATCTTCGCCATCCACGTAGTATAATCCTACTCCACTACCAATTTCTGAAGGCTTAATTAGGTCTTTTGGACAGGCATAAGAAAAATAATTTGGTGAACGGTCAGGAGCTATATGGGCATAAAACGAGTGCTTCTTTTTCTTCTTGTCAGCCGTAAAATCACTACGGCTAATTTTCACTTCAAATTCGTAAAGCATTCCACTTTTTGAAATAGAGATAACATCCAATTCAAAATCACTAATTAAATATTTTACATTTTCACAGACAGGCGAATGAAATTTCAGCACTTGCATTTTACCTATTGCTTTTTGTATTTCTTTTGTGGTCATTTTTTTAAATTTAGTTCCGCCTCCTCAATAACCGCCTTTAACTCTTTATTTTCTTTAACTAATTTTTTAAAAAACCATTTTATTGTTATTTTTCGTGCGTGACTAATAATTAAAGATTCGCCTTCCTTATCTACATCATCCAATTTTAGTTTGTCGTAAATCGTTTTAAAATTGATTCTCTGCCCGAAATTCTTTGCATTCTTAGGGTGGTGTTTTAATTTAAGTTCTTCTACTGCCTTATCCCAAATAGCCTGCTGTTGCCCCTCATCCAAATTAATTAATCCGAGTTTTTTACAATACGTGTAAAAATTATTTTTGAAATCATAGAAATCATAGATATTGTTTTTTTTATAATTTTCAAACTTAGAATAAATACTATTAAGCCAATCGTTATGAATTTTTAATTTCTGTTCTTCAGTAAGCTCTTTCGGTTTTTCAATATCACTTGGTTTTATGTATGGAAGTCGTAACATAGCTTCGTGCTTTGTAGTAGTTATGTAAGTATCTAACCACTCAACCATTGTAGATATATTAATGCCATAAAATTTACCATATTTTTTTCTCACGCCCATCCTAAAGGCAATACCAATTTCTTCAATAGTTAAATGAGAATAATCTCTTTTTATTTCTTCAATAGCGATAGGAATGAATATCGTTCTGTCTGATTTACTAAAAGTTTCCAATGAAACTCCTGATTCCCAAATCATCTTTGTAAAAATAGAAACTAATTGTTTTTGCGGTTCACTCCCAATATCCAAATCTAAATTTCTAACTCTTTCATTATTTAGAGTGGCTAATAAAACCTCTTTTTCTAATGGCACAATCAAATCTGAATCTTCTATATCACGAACTTTTAATTTAGGCATATACAATACGGGAGTTTCTTTATATGGAACGGTTAATCCATTATCCTGATTATCTATTATTTGAAGTTTATTATTTTCTTCTTGCATGTAATTATTTTTTCGTAGTTAGTTCTTGATAAACGTCAACTGCGGTTTCAGTTCGACTTTTTTTATTTTCAGAATTTCCATAATATTTTTCTTTCATTTTTTCTTCTCGTCTTATTCCACCCCTGATAGCAGCTTCATAATCTTTAATTAAAGTACCTCCTTTGGTTTTCCATCCAACCTTAACGTAATGGTCATAAAGGTCTTTAATGGAATTTATGTGAGCGTCAGCCTTCTCCGATAAGTAATACGCCTGAAAATCCTGAAATGAAGGTATTACAAAACGTTTTGACTCTTTACCTTTTTTTTTATTTTCTTTTTCGATTTCTTTTATATCTCGAACGCTTTTTAAAATATCTGAAATTTCTTTTGGGTTTCCAAATCCTTCTAAATTAGAGGCAAGTTTATCTATAATCAAATCACTTTCTTCAACTCCTTTTATTAAAGGTAATTTCTTTTTATGTTTTAAAAAATCTTTAATGAAAAGTTTTTTCTTACCGTCACTTAATAATTTTATTTTTAAATCGCTCAAAGAATTAACTAAATCATTTTTTGTAAATGTAGAATATTTTTTATCTTTTACAATTCCTTGAATCTGCGTTAGCCAAAGGCTTACGTTATATTCTATGAATCCTGCCTGATTACAATTATCGTACATAAAATTTAATAAAAGTTTTGGATATGGGTGTAATTCCATATAAAAATTATCTTGCCATTTCATAGATTCTGCTCTGCTCATTTTACAACTAAAACCCAATTATTACCTATTTTTTTAGCCACAACATTTTCAGGCAATCTACTTTCAGTGATTTGAAGTAAAACAGCCTGTCTCGTTACTTTAAGTTTTTTTGCGTATTCGGTTACGGATAATTCTTTCATTTATTTGGCTTTAAAATCGTTTCCCATACGTGCTCTGCAATTGCTTTCATCATCAGAGGAGGAACAGCTCTTCCGATGCGCTCCCATTGTTTACTATACGTTCCTGTTAATATATAATCAGAAGGGAATGAGCTTATCACTTTTAATTCAGGGATGCTTAGTTTTCTCAATGCTTTTTCAGAATCGTCGAACTCTACTTCTACAAGCCCATTTGCAAGCCCCTTATATTGTGAAAGAATAGTTGGCGACACGTCTTTTGATGAATCAGCAAATAATTTAGTTTCATCATTTCTGTCTTTATGAGAAGCGTTTACTCCATGTCTGACTACTTTATATCTTCTCTGAACACCAAGACCGTCAGCTAAAACAGTAAAGCACACGCCATTTTTCTGTACTCTTCTTGGTTCTTTTTCTCCAAATGCTTTTATGGTTGCTTCGATGCACTCAATATCATTTAGTGCTTCCCCAAGAGAAACTATTTCGTTTAAGGGTTTAGGATAAGTAATATCTGCTTTTAAATCCTTTCTAACACCTATAAAAATTGTTCTTTCTCTATTTTGCGGAACTCCATAATTTTTTGCATTTATAACTTTATATCTGACGTTGTAACCGCAATTAACGAGCGAATGATAAATTGTATCTTCTTCTCCACCAAACATATTAAATTGGTCGCTACCTAATAAATCCTTTGACGCACCTGACGTTAATCCCGCAACGTTTTCACAAATAAAAACTTTTGGTTGTAATCCATTTAAAATTCTTGTAAATTCAAAAAATAAATCGTCCGTTCTTTGTTCTGTATCAGAATATTTTTTTATTTGTCCCCACATTTCTTCTTTTTTTCCCGCAATAGAAAAGCTGCTGCAAGGTGGTGAACCGTCCAAAATATCTAATTCTCCTTTTTTAAGTCCTATTTTATTTAAAATTTCTTCGGCAGTTAGCTCTCTAATGTCTTGTGGGAAAATAGGTGTATCAGGATAATTTGCTCTATATGTTTCCTGAGCAGCGGGTATAAATTCGCTCATAGCTAAAACGTCTCCACCTGCCAATCTATAACCTGTTGACGAACCGCCTCCGCCTGCAAATGTTGAAACGGCAGTAAATAATTTTTTTGCAGATTGCTCTCTTACAAAATTCATATCATAAATAAATGGCTTCATAATTCTTGTTGGATTTTAATGCTGTATTTGTGTATTGTGTTATAGATTTCTGTTATAAAATTTTCGTCGTAACCAAATGACGCTATCGTTTTTATTTTTTCTTGCAATAATTCATCGAACCTTTTTTCATCAATGATTGGAATGTTATTTTGTTTTTTGAAAGTTCCAATATATTTAGAAATTATCATTCTCTCTATTAATGCATCAATAATTTTATTATCAACGCCATCAATTCGTTTTCTATATTTTTCTAACTCTGACATTTATTTTATTGCTATTAGTCCTACGAAGTTATAAGATTGCCAAAAAGATGTTATAGTTTTAAATCCTGCTGACTGTAATAGGTGAATATTTTGTTGCATCGAGTTGGGTTTCATTATATATCTTAAATCTTTTTCTTTCTTAATTATTTCTTCTTCTGTAAAGTGATTGCCTTTGTAGTCATAATGACTAAAGGATAAAACTTCTTGCATCATTCCATTTTCCTGATAAATTTTTTCGCAAAGAATAAAAGCTCCGCCACTATTCAGCCCATCATAAACGGTTTTACAAAAGTTTTCTCTACTCATTCTGTTTAAAAATTGCATTGTAAATATTGAATAAACAATACAAGCGTTTTTTACTTCAAATTCCCCATTCAAATCAATATTTTTAAACTCTATTTCACTATCCTTCTCAGGCATTAATTTAGCATTGTCATATCCTATTTTTAAATTTGGATACTTAATAGATTTTAATAATTTACCTGTGGAGCAACCCAAATCGTAAATGGCAGTGTCTTTTGTAATGAAATATTCCGACATTGATAAAATGGTATTTATTAATACGTCATAATTTGGGATTGATTTTGATATATGTTCATCAAAATCTTTTATGGTATTAAAATCAAACTTGTTCATGTCGGAAGATGCAAATTTAATACTTAACTTGCTATTTGGCAAGCGTTGTTAATAACATTTTTTATCCTTTAAAATAATCGTTAATTATATTGATTGCCTCTTGTGCGCCCATCGCCAAGCAAGCTCTATACCCAAATTTATTTAATTTGTCAATCACCTCTAACTGTTCATCAGATGCCTTTCCTTTTGCTTTAACTACCTTTCCTGCTTGTTTTCCTTTTTGAACTATTCTTTTATGCTCATTCGCTTTCAGCTCTATAAATAAAGCAAAATAAATTATTTTTCTAACTATTATTCCACCTTCATTAAAATTTCTAAATTTAGGATGACAAATTACAAAATCTGGCAAACCCTTTAGATTCCCCATGAGTGAAAACTTATAACGTTCAAACGGACTCCTTTTCCCTTCCGAGGCAGGGTGAAACCAAACTACATCAGGATAATTTGATTTTAAAAAATTAACTACTTTAATATGCTCGACATCTTCGTGAGTTAGGAACGAAAAGAACGGATTTTTTTGATTTATTTTTGGATTATATACGTCTGAATTATTTGATTTTACAATCGGTCTTTGAACTAAAGTTTGTTTTACATTACTATTTTGTTTAACTACCTTTTCATTTAATATTTTATTTTTTGGGAGCTTAGGTTGTTTGCTTTCAATGGGAACTAATTTTCCGTCAACCATTGTGAAACCAAGTGCCTTTAAACTTTTAGCGTCAAGAGCCATGTAAAATTAATTAAGACAAATATCAATGCCCGTATCATTAAATAATTCCGCTTTATCCAAAGGAACTCCTTCTATGACGTATCTTGTTACGTGGTCTATTTTTAAAGATGAAACTTGAGGAAATGGCTGTTTCTCCCATTCTTCCCAAGTTAAGGTTACTGTTGTTATATTTCTAACTGTATTTATTTTCATGTTTATTTTTTTTTATTTAAAATTCATCATGACACCAAACAGGTGTTTTTTCACCAACATAAGCGCCACTAACATTAAAACCAAAATACTCAGAAGCTAATTCACGCTTTTTACTTTCGATAGTTTCGCCTTCTTCCAATTCATCTTCACTAACTTCAGTGTCTTTCATGAGTATTTCAATACATTTTTTGACCGAATAAACAAGTCGTGGAACGGAATTAAAATCTTTGCAAACTCCAATTACAGCATCATCAAGACCGACTGCTATTCCATCAGTAAACGTATCCTGTTCGTATTGTTCAAGTATCTGTTCTAATTTTTTCATAATTTATTTTTTCTTTTTATTAAATCTATTTCTCCAAATAGGCAAAACGTTTTCTGCATACAATATTCCAAAATGCCAATACGCATTTGCAAAAGTGGTTAACGGAACATGAATTTTAAAATCATAATATTGTAATTTACCGACCTTAACACCTTTTTTTTCTTCTGTATCGTACACATAACTTTCATTTGCTACCTTTAACGTTTTCCTAAGCGCTTCCGCCTCTTTAGTCGGTAGACATAATTCTAACGGATAATTTTCTATAAATTCCTTTTTGTTCATGTACTTCATGTCTTTCATATAGTTAAAATTTTAAATGTCAAAATTCATTTTTATTTGGTTTCGCATCAACTTCTCAATCTCATGTCTTTCTTTGTATAATTTTCCACGAAGCTCGACGTTCTTCTCCTGTAACTTGCGACGTGACCGAGTTATGGACTCTGGTGTTGCTAATTTTCCCAAGTATAACATTTCTTTAATTTTGTCAAAGCTATAATCTCCTTTAGCACCTTGTTTTTCCCATACCCTTACAATTAAAATATTATCATCGTCCCGTGCTTCTAAATCTTTTTTTATAACTTGAGCTACGGTTGGCATTATCTTTAAAATCTTTTCAATAAAGTCCTGATAATCTTCGTTTGTTTTTAGTTTTTGTTTTTTCATATTATTTATTTTCTGTATCAAAATTCATTTTTATTTGGTTTCGGATAACCCTCTCTGTCCGTTGCCTCTCATAGTATAGCTCACCTCTCAACTCAGGGCACTTCTGCTGAATCTTCCTTCTCACCCGAATTATACTTGCAGGAATAGACAAATCGCCATTTAAAAGCCTCTCTTCAAACTCAGCGTATGATTTATTTTCTTTATTAATTTGAATATTCCAAATGGCAAGTATCAAAACGTTATCATCATCCCTGCTCTTCTCGTTTGTTTTGAGCACTGACAAAACTAATGGCATTGTCTTTATGACGTTACTGATAAAATCCATTATTAAATATAACTAACCATTAAAATAATTACCACCGCATGAAAAAATTGGTCAGCGCCAAATATTATCCAATGCCATTTATTAGCAGGGCTTTGTAAAGATGGAAACCAACCATTCATTCTGCCTTTCCATAAGTCAATTAAGAAATGTGTCATCATCTGAAATGAAAGTAGATTCCAATATAAAGGCTCATTCATTGGCAGAAAAAATCCTAAAACAATCCCCATTAAAATAGTATGAACCAATGCGTGAGCTAAAATAGGTATTATAGGTCTGCCTAAACGTTTAGCATTTAACATCCAAGAGGTTGATAAATGAGTGAAGTCCGCCAAAAAATGACAGAAAAATAATAATATTAATAATGTTGTTTTCATATTTAAAATAAACTTGCTTGGTCTTCGTTTTTAATCGGTTTATTATTTTTAGGTTTTTTATCAATTACTTTTGTTACTTCATGAACTTCATTTTTAATTTCAGGTATGGTTATTTCAGCATTCAGTTCAAGTTTATCTTCTTCAGGTTTTAAAATAACTTTCGGAGGTTCTTGCTCAATTATTTTTTGAATAGGCTCTACAACATCTTTAACCACAAAATCAATTTTTGCTTTTTCGTATTCTCTTTGATATTTTACTAATTCGTTATTTTCAACTAATTTATATTTTTGAAAATTTTCACGTTTCTCAAAACAGGTTTCGTTAAAGTAGTACCAAAAATGCGTATCAGTTATCGGAACATTTATCCACTTATGGTTGTTTCCATTCATTAAGCGCCAATAATTGTCAGCAACTAAAGTGTATTTATCGTAATCATTTAATTCGTTATATTTGGAATAATTTTCTAATGCCTTTTGGTTTTTAGCAACTCCAATTTTTAGCAACGCATTCTGAACTCTTTGCTGTTTCTGCAATAGCTCCTGCTTTTGTTTTTCATTTAAAGAAAATCTTAATTGAAGTAGGCTTGCCATCTGTTCTTTTGAAATTTTATTTTGCTTGGTAGGTAAATCATGAGCCTCAGACTTCTCATTTAGAAAGCCGTAATTCTCAGGCATCTTTTTTAGCCTCTCATTAAACATTTTTTAATTTGCCTTATTATTTTTTCTTTTTTCAATTGCTTCGCCCAAGTTTATTTTTTTTGATTCATCTTTTACTTCTTCGTTTTCTTCAACCACAACATGAGCTATTTCAGTAATAGCATTATTATCTGTTACTATATTGTTTGACTGATTTATGATTGGTAAATCACCCAATTGTTTTGATGCTTTACTAATTGCATTAGGTTTAGCCATTGAGAATGCTGAAGCAAGAGTAGTATCTTTTTCTTTGATAGCGGTTGCAATTCCACGTAAGTCAAAAACATCATCACGAGTTAAATCTTCAACTGTTTTTTTGTCAAAAAGCGCTAAAATATTTCTTTCAGGAACACCTTGTTTTATGAAACTTTCAACGGTATCTTTTCTTATTGTTTCAAAATCTGCCGTTTCACCCATAACAATTTTTCTAATTTCATTTTGGATACGAGATGTAATGGCTTCAGGAATAACTTTAAAAATTGCATTACGAAGTGCAATCGAACACGCTGCCATACTCTCTAAAATTTGCATATCTTCACTAATTATTTTCCCTCCCGCATCAGTTATTTTTCGGATTGCTTCTATACTATAAGCCACGTTATTTTCCAAATCCCAGCATATACCTCTTGCAGTAACAGCTTTTCCATCATTTGAAATTATGCTTGCCGATGAGCGAATGTTCCCGTAACAACTTGTGATTATAGTTGCTAATTTAATGGATGCGCCCCTAATGGTTTTTCCTTCTTTAACCACAGAGTAAAAGCAGTTATCGGCAGTTTCTTTATCCTGAGTGGCAAGAAACAAAATATTTTTTAAAGACTTTGCTAAGTCACGGGGAAATTTTCGAGCCGTTGATACCGCAACATCAATTTCTGCACGAGCACCTTCAGAGGCTTCTGATGGATTTATTGTTATTGGTTTTTCAACTATCTCATTGATGTGGTCTAAGTTTCCTAATTCTTTTGTGAAGTCCATTTGGTTTGATTTTTGGTTTTAATTATTAATTTTTTTATTCCCTTTTTAAAATATTCCAAGTTCCATTTTGTAATCGTTTTCTTTTATGTCTGCAAAATATAATTTTTTAAGTTCATCGTATTCATCTTTTGAAATGTCAAATTCGTATGCGCCTGAATTATTTGGATTTGGTTTGTAGATAGAATCAATTAAAACAAAAACGGTTATTATAGGATTAATTTCTCTGATTCTTAATAATCCAATTTTATCATTCCAAATTTCCCAAACACCTCTTTGATTTTGCGTTCCGACTGCAATCGTTCGGTTTCTTTTGGACTCAAAACTCAAACAGCTTTCTTTAAAGCCCTGAATTGCTATTTCTTTGGTCATTAACTTTTTAATTTCTTCCATATAAATTTACGAATTTGACGTGTCTTTACAGCCATTGTTAATAATTTTTATTGCAGGTAATAAACAGTTATTGGAGGAATAGTTGCTCTAAATTTACATTCTTCTTTTAAGGGACACTCAGCGCACTTAGCCAAAGAAGGTCTTGGTTGGTATCCGTATTTTTGATAATGTAAAAGATGCGGAATAGCCTTGTCAATAAACGCTCTGTGAGTGTCAAATTGCGATTCATCAAATCTAAAATCAATAAGCCTGCAATCATTTTCGTCTTTTGGATTGAACAAGAAAAATAAAAATGGAGGGTTAATTCCTGTTTTTAATACTTCAATAAATTTGTAATGTATAGGCTGAGTAATTAAACTCACTTTTTCGTGTAAGCGAGATAATCCCCAACCCAATAAATTCCAAACATCGTCAAGCAGCCCAGAAACTTTCATGTCAAAAATTGCGGTCTCTCCCATACTGAGAACCTTTACCTTATGACCATTACTATCCTTTGCAAAAATATCTCTTGTGGCTCTAATCCTAATGTCCAATGTTCCCGTTAACACAACATCAACTCCAAATCTTTCCATTGCGTCAGGATACGGAACAGAAATATCTTCACCCGCCTTTATAATTTCCAATCCGTAATGCTCCATTACCTTTTTAAAATTATCTAAATGTTTTATCATGAGCCGATAATCAGCGCTAAGTTCAGGTTCTACTTCAGCTTTTGGAACAATTTCTTCAGGAACAGCCTCAAGTTCAGGCAGAGCTACTTCACCTTTTTTTAATTTTTTAGGTTTTTTCGGTTTAACTTCCTTAACTGCCTTTACTTTTAATGTCTTTGGAATGGGTATAGAGCCGTTTTTAGGAACGCTACCAGTCGCAACATATTCAAACCAAGCCCCAAGGTTCATCGCATCGCTTGGGGGAAATAAATCGAATCTACTGTCAATGTATTTAGCTTTAAAAACTAATCCACAGCCTTCACCTGAAGAATATTGAAGTAAGCCCTTTAAAAGTGATTGTGAAATCTTTAACATCTTGATTATTTAGTTTGATTAATTATTTAAACTTGATTAAATTGTTTGATTATTTGGTTTACGTTTTTTTTGTAACGAATAAATATTTTTTATTTCCGTAGTTATAATTTAATTTTGTAACGAATGCTGATTACATTCAATTGTGTTCAACGCAATTTTTGGTTTGATAATAGCGGAGCTGATTACTCCGCTATTTTTTTTTAAATTATTTAATTCATTTTTTGGTTTACGAGTATTTCTTCCTTAGAAGGGTCAAAATTTTCATCTGCCCACATAGTTAAAATTAAATGACCTCCTTTCACAGGTTGTAAAACAACAGGGTCAGGAATATGTTTAATTAATTTATAGCCATCAACTAATTTGAGTCCTGTCAAATCCATGTCTTTCACGGGGGCACATATCTGAAGACAAACTTCTTTTTTTGTAACTTTAACATATCGTACTCCATTAAATATTTCGCATTTAGAATTAAAATATCCATTATTATATATTCCGTCATCACCTGTGATGAACGAATATGCCGTAGAACTTCTTTCGTGATATTTAAGATGACCTTCGATAAGAAATGAATCGTCAATAGTATTTAATGGGCAAACTCCCCAATCAGTTGAAACTTCAAATAACATTTTTATCTCATCTTCCTTATGTAAATTAAATTTTTCAATTTCCCTTAAATTTTTTTCAGGAACAAAGCCTTTAAACCTTGCGACATCTCCACACACTAAATTATATTTGTGGCATATTATTTGAACCTGCTCTTCGGTAATAAATTTGTTATTCGGATATTTCTGCTGATAGTATTTAGCCATCTCAACCTGTTCTTTACTTAACTTAGCTTTTTGGATTAACGGTTTTAATTCAGTCACCTGATTAGCTTGTTTAAATCCAAGTTTTTCCAATCTATCAACTTTACTTACATCTTTTGTAGATGCTTCATCAATAATTTTTTTAGCTTCAATTAGTATAGTTTCGGCAGCGATACTAAATTCGTGATGAATCTCCAACACCTCTTTTGGATAATTATTTTTGTTTTCAACTGTTTCTAAAACAGCTTCTTTTGCCTCAATTACTTCTTGAGGAGGTTGTGGTACACTTTTTTTGAATAGATTGAACATGATTTTTGGTTTTTAATTTATAATTTATTTTTTTTAATCTTCGTTAACGTAAAATAGTTTGTAGAATTTTAATCCTTTCTCTTCGTCAAATCCTTGTTCAACATAATCGTGACGAGAATGAATTTGGATATTAAAGTTGTTGTCTAATTTAATGGTACTCTTAGTAAATCTATTATATTTTTTAAATGCCGTTTTAGAAATAACAAAATTATCGGCTTCTTTTATATTGAATCTTTTATTGTATTCTTCTTTATGTTCCCTAAATGAATCAATTAACTCAGGTTCAATAAGTATTTCTTTCTCAAAAGCTTTTTCACTAAACTCTTCGTTATTATCAAAGAAGTTTACGGAATTATTAAGTATCATCATCCTGTCATTTTTCTTTACATTATTTTCTTCTGTCAGAACCTCTTCACAAAAAGCAACGCAATGATTAATGTAATTTGACGTGTGCAAGTATGGAGATTCTTTTAATTGCATATCCAAAAAATCATGACTCCAATAAGTAGCAGCGTCAGCTATCTTACTACTGTTGTCAATAATTACAGCCTTGTATCCATCTTCTTTGTCGGTATTGAAAATTAAAACCCCCTTCTCTAATTTTGAAGTCATTCCTGAATCAGTTACAATAGAAAAATCACCCCCGCTAAAATCTGCTTTTATAAAAGTTTCTTTCGCTTCTGATTTAAATATTCCGATAGCATCACACAGCTCACCATCTACGACTACATCATTTATATATGCGACATAAAAATCACCGCCTTTTACTTTTATGTGAGTAGTTTGTTGATATAGGTGTTGAGCGATTTTTTTAGAGCCATCAAAAAATTTCTTTTTGTCTTTAAAAATATCCTCTACCGTTCCTTTAACATCGTAAATCATCAAATCTGATTTTTTCCTGAAGTGGTAGTAAATATCATTTTTAAATCCTTCTAACAAATGATTTATTAAAGTTTCTTTCACAAAATCATCTTTGAATATAAATTGTTCTTCGGATGGAATAAAATCTTCCGATAATCCAAAGTTTCCAACATAATGAACTGCAAATCCTGTAATGTTTATTCTTGAAAAGTCTATCATAATTTTTTATTGTCTAATTGTTTAAGTTGCCGTTTTAATCTTATTAATTCGGTGTATGGATTATTTCTATATGCAAACATCTGTTCATCGTGACATTTTGTATGTGAAAAATCTTCTCCGTATTTTTCGTACCTATCACCAACAATAAAATTTCTTTCACAAAATATACATTTTTTATCTAACATAATCATTATATAGTATAAGGCACATCTTTAATTTTTACCCACTCATCCCAAGTAAACTCCATACTCTTGCGTATTTTTTCTCCTTCTATCTCGCCCTGCTTTAACGCTTTATTCATTGTCCTCTGACCCTTATTAGATTTTAAATATTTTTCTAAACGGATAATTTGTTCTTTACTCCAAATAGGTTTATTTTTTTTATTGTCGCTCATTTAGCCATTGTAACTGTTTGAAATCCTACCATTCTCTTTTCCACAAAATATTCACCACCATATTTTAATTGATACTTTATATCTGCATAAACAGGAGTTGCATCAGGAATTTCATATCTTACAATAGTGTTTTTTGTAAACGCTCAATCTTTTAACTTCGCTAAAAATCCTTATAATCAATAGCCTCAATCTCTTTTGAGACCTGAGATGCCTGTTCTCGGATTGTTTGTAGCCTATTTACTAATTCTTCTCTTGCGTCCATTTTTATTTAATTCTTTGGCAGGTTGACGTAGACATTCTTTTTTCAAATTCTTGTTTTGAGATTTTCTCCTCGTACCAAGAAAACTGAAAATTACTTCTATCCCATCCATCAGGGTCAAGTATTTGAATGTGCGGAAATAATGTTTTGCTCCACTCGTTTGACGATTTTAACTCTGTGCTCATTTTAATTGATTATTTATTAATCCTAAAAATTCTATTTTTACAATTCCACCACTATTATTTGCATTACGGGAAATGTTACAAATATTTTGGGTCTGCGGAGTTTCAGGATTTGTGATGCAAGTCGGCATTCCTGCTGTGTTTGTGCAATTTGTACATCCATACGGATAAACACCAACGAGCCCTGTATTTTTTCCCATGCTATCATTATAAATCGTAGTTACATTCATATAGTTTTGATTTGCCTCCCATGTTCCGCCACCATATAAAGTGAATCTGCCCAAACTACTCACGCCTGCCACACAACTAATCTCAATTGTTTCCTGAGCCATATTAACTGTTCCTGCGTTGTTCAAAGTAAATTCGTAAAGCGTGATTCCCACAGGGCAATTTACTGGGGCATACGCAAAAGAAATATTTCCCATAATCGCAAGACTATCAGGAGTAGAATAGTCCAAAGAATCATTTGGGGCTAATTTAAAGCTACCCTGTAATAAATTGGTAGATACTATTCCGAATATTCCGTTAACGTTGGAAACCCATCCTGCACCGCCTCCTAACGTTAAATAAACAAGGGCAGTATCAGGGTTTGAGTTTTTAATTCTTAATAATGTTATTGCCGAATCAGCATTAATGTTAACGTTAACGTCAATTTTTTCTTCTATTTTTGTTTCGCAGGAAAATAGGATTAGTGACAGGGCTAAGATTGATAGGATTTTTTTCATGGTTTTATTTTTTTAGTTTATTTTTTTTAAATTTACAGGTTTTATTCATTATTTCGTGTTTTAATTTATAATGGTTTCTTTTTTTAAAATTTCACGTACTTTTTCAACTAACTCTTCAAGCGTACCATTATTGTCAATTACATAATTAAATTCAGCATTGTCAAGCGCTGTTTCGGAAGGGTGTAATGAAGGTGAAGACGAACCATTATCTCTATTAATCCTGCTTTTAGTTTAGCGCCTTTTTTTAATATTGTACTTATGTGTTGTTTCATAAATTTTAATCTAAAACTTCCATTTCTTCGACAGCCCAATCTTGCCACATTCCGAAAAATGAAGCGCCCTTGTACTTTTTCTCCATCGCCTTCCATTTTTTATATTCGGTTTCTTTATGTTCATTCATTGCTTTTTCAGCACCTTCTTTTGAACGGTGTAAACTCATGGTAGCATAACTACTTTCTTCTGTCGATGAATTATATAAGAATGCGTATATTTTCATTTTTTAGTTTCGTAAATATTTCCAACTACCTTAGAAACTTTTAACCAATACCCTAAATCAACACGATTCAACCCGTCTTTTTTAGTTCCTTTCCAACAAACGTAAAAACCAAAGTGACCTCCGTGCCCATCATCGTTCATATTTGTGTATTGTCCGAATTTTATAACGCCTAATATTTTTTCATCAAAATGATATGGAATTAAATCTCCTTCATAAACTATTTTTTCACCGATAGGAAAGCCTAACATGACGATAGCATCTTTATCAATTTCGGTTATACTTAATCCTGCGTACCAATCATCATCAGCTTCATAAACTTTTGTTCCTGTGCAAAAATAATCCCGACCATTCCTTGAGCTTAAATGTTTCCCCTCGCAATAAATCATTTCAGGAGCATAGCTACTAAATCTCTTTGCGAAAACTCTAAAATAATATTTGCTCATTCTTTAATTTTTATGATGCCAAAATTCAGCAACACATCCAAAACTCCAATTACATCCATTCTGCCACTCAAAGGAGCAACCGTGTTTTGAACTTCAATCTTATAATCGTTATAAACGTACATCGAATATCCTGTAAACTTGCAATATATTGATAGCGGAACAACTCCACCGTTGTTATTAATTACAAAATCTTTGACGCAAAATTCCTGAAAATCAAATCCTGTTGCTTTTTTGAATATGCCTGAAAGTTCGT